TGCTCGAGGGATTTCGGCCCGGTCGAGACGCTGTCCGGCATGCCGGACTTGCGCGCGCCGATCTCGGTGTTCTCGAACTTGGTGTAGATCATCATCGAGTCGTCGCGCTTGACCTCGTTGACGTAGGCGCGGGGGAACTTGCCCTGCCCAGAACCGTTCTCAGCCATGACCGTTCTCCTTTACGCGCCTGGAGGCGGAGCCCCCATCGGCGGACCTCCCATCGGAGGCGCTGGCGGCCCGCCCATCGGCGGCGCGCCCATTCCCCCTCCGGGGCTAAGCTTTGCGCTCCGCGCCGCCTGCATCAGTTCCTGGATGATGGATGACGCGTCCTTGCCGCCGCCTCCACCTTCCTCGGTCAGATGTTTGCTGACGTCGGAGATCGACTTCATTACCGACGTGTGAAGCTTCGAGCCCATCGGCAGCTGCGGCAGAGCCTTCTGCAGCAAGTCGAGGGCGGCCTTCACCGCCGCGAAACCCTGTTGCGCCGCCGCGGGAGACGCGGCCCCCATCATTGCGGCTCCGGTGCCTGCTCCATCCATGGGCGGCTTCGCTCCGGGAAACCCCGAAGGCGGCGCGCCGGGCGGCGGAGGCAGCGGCATGTCCATTCAACAACCTCATACGGGAAGACGGAGCCGAAGCTCCGCCTCCGTTAACATCGCAACGCTTACTTGCGGTGTTTGCGGCCCTTGTGCTTGCGGCCGCGCCGGTCGATTTCGAGGATCGGGAACATTGGAGTCTCCTTCGACTTGAGTGAAAGCGCTTGGCAAGACTCGCCTCAACCAAACGCCGCTACGATTTGAAATTATCGCTATCTCATGTATTCTGTCAACTAGCTCGACCGGGAAAAGCCTTTCCAGTCAACAGCATAGGATAGTGTGACGTGATCATCCCCAAGACGAAGCTCCCCCAATTCGTCCGAGAACTGTGTGATCATTGCTCTTCTACGAGACAGGACCGAAAAGATCGCGGAGACCTGTTCGTCAGCTACTACGCCACGGGTTCCGACGACGACAGCCGTCCGGCGTTTTACAACAAGGTCTATTCAGCGCTCGACGATTTGGAGTCGATGCTGTTCTCGCCGATCTCGCTGCGCTTCGAGATCGGCGATCCCGACATTCCGAACGTGCTCAACGAAGCGAAGAACCGCGCGGCGGCCAGCCGCATCCGGACGATATGCCGCGAGACAGATCTGGACACGCTCATTTCGCAAGCCGTCACCTGCGCCTTGGTGAAAGGCGTCGGCATAACCAAGACGATGTTCAAGAAAGGATTCCACTCTTCGCTCGTGCAACCGGAAGCGTTCGGCGTCTTTCGCGAAAATCACAATCGTCTCGACACGAATATGGAAGCCTTCGTTCACACGATAGCGATAACCAAGCACCAGTTCGAGCGCATGATCTGGAACAGCCGCGACCGCGAGGAGTTGCGCCGACAAGCCAAGGCTTACATGCGGCCTGGAACTGGACTTCGCGACACGAGCGCCCAGGCGATGTCGATCATCGTCGGCGGGTTATACCCGTTCAACGCGTCCGGCGGCGTGCAAGGGACGACGCGCGGCGTTGTCGAATGGATGAGCCAGCCACGGCCGCAACTCGCGCCCAATCTAGAACACGAGATGATGCTGCTCGACGAATTGTGGGTGTGGGACGACCACGCCGACGACTGGGCGTGCTTTCAGATCATCGGCGACAAGATGCTGATCCTCGGTCGCTATTTCACCTACAACCCGCTCTCTTACGATCCGATCAATAACGTCCACAACGAAGAGTTGAAAGGCTGCCATCCGTTCAACACCTTCACCGTGAACCCGCTCGACGACTATTTCTGGGGATGGTCGGAGATCGCGAAGCTAATGCTGCTGCAAGAGGCGATCAATTCGCGCATCATCGGCGTGAACAAGATGCTGCGCAAGCAGGAAGATCCTGCAACGAAAATGACAGGCGTCGCCGGCGTCAACCAGCTTGCTTTGAACAGGTTCCGCAAGCCCGGCGGCTACTACACGGACGCGAACCCCAACGCGAAGATCGAAAACGAACAGACGCAGATCCCTGCCGATATTTGGGGCTCGATTCACGAATGCGAGCGCATGTTCGACGAGATGATGGGTCTGCCGCCCGTCGCCAAAGGGCAAGGCGAAGCAGGCGTACGCTCGGCGCAACACGCCGAGACGCTCGTGCGCATGTTCTCTCCACGCTTCAAGGATCGCGCGCTACTGATCGAGCGCGACGTGGCGCGGCAAGGCGCACTCGTCATGGACATGGCGCGCGCCTACGACGATAAGAAACTCGTCGCATGGGCGCCAGAAGCCATGTGCGGGCCTGAAGTCGACGAAGACCTGAAGAAGTTCGCCGTGCCGCCGGCCAAAGGCTTCGCACCCGTCGTGTTCCAGATGGGCGATCTGCCGGACAACGTAACGCTGACCGTCGACGCGCATTCGTCCTCGCCAGCCTTCTCCATGGAAGCGAAGGAACTCGTGTTCGCGCTTCACAAGATCGGGGCCATGTCGGCGTCCGACGTCGTCGAACACGTCGACGCGCCCGATCCGGACAAACTACTGGCGGGGATCACGCGCCGCGAAGTCGCGCAAGCGGAAGCGCTCACCGCCGATCGCGAAGCCGGCGTGCAGAAGAAACTGCACGGCGGCGCGCATCCGAAGCACTAAACGCCGATTTTCAGTTCAGCCCGACACATATCCATTTTATCGTGTCAGAGCTAGTGCCGTGGAGCGTCAGTACCGTGGTCGTGGTCGTGGCATAGTTGCTGTTCGTAGGAGTGGTCACGTCCTGCGTAAAACAGTTCGGCGCAGTTGTGTATGTCCCCGCGAACGAATAGGTGTTTGTCCCGCCAGATAGCGCTATCGAGCCAGTTAAATCCGAGTTCGTGGACACGCCACTACGCAGCGAAGTCGCAACAAGAGGACCGCTGACTATGACAGAGGTTCCGCTGAGAGTGACTGTGTTTCCGCCACCCGAAAGCAAAAGCGGGCCGGCGTTGATTTCGAGTCCCTCGAACACGCTCCCCGCGTCATTGACTGAGTAAAGGCTGACGCCGGTCGAAAGCGTTTGGTGGCCGCGCAGCAAAAGACTTTCATTCCCTTGCTGCGCGCCTTTGAGCGCCAGGCCGCCATTGCCCCAAAAACCCACCGGGCCGCCGGCGTTATTCTGTATTAAGAAATTTCCGTATTGATCGACAAGAAGCGAATTGCTCTGCGAAGTTCCGCCCGTGAGCGTTCCGCTGCTCGCCCCAGTTGTTACAATTGCCGTGCCGCTCGGCGTCGCTGAAATTTCAAAAGTGTTCGTCGTTATCGAAGACCCTACAACATAGTAAGGCGTGTTTGGCGTCAAAGGCGCAGGCAGAGACACCGTTGACGCAAACCCTACTTCCTGATTAGCCGAAAATCCATGCGACGGCCACGTCACGACGGCGGGCGACGCTGGCCCCGTTATGGACGTGACGGACGCAACCGAGTCCCATCCGAAGAGAAGCGTTTGCGAGGTTAGGTTAGGAGCCGGTGTTTTTCCTCCAGCGCGGCCAATGGACATTACGTAAGCAGTCGTCCAATCGTCCGAATTGAAACAAGCGGTATATAACGCCTTCGGCGTCGAGCCGACTCCCCAATCCGCCATATCGAGCGAGCCGCAATCGAAACCAAGGGCGTAATTCGGCTGCGACACGCTGCCGCCGCCGGCGACAAGATAGCCGAACATAGTCGTGTTTGGGGAAGTTACGATGAAATCGTTCTCGGTTCCGTAGAGGTATTTTCCTGTCCCGGAAGTTACGGTTTCATACTTCACGTCGTCTATGAGATTGGCGTTGTAGCCCCACACTCGCGTACTGTTGGCCTTGGCGATACCAAAGCTAATGACGCCGACTGCCGCGGGGTAGACGCCGCCAGAGGCTTGATCAGCGACAACATAGCCGCCGACGCCATCGACGAGATCAATTGTCGACCCAAGCGTCAGATGCCCGACGCCTTGCACGGCGTCGAGAGCCACGCCGGTGTCACAAGGGCCGCTCGTGCAGAAAACGTATTGAGCGATCTGGTTGGCGGTGTAAGTCGCGTCAGTTTCACCCAACGTCGCGGCCCCGGCGTTGCTGGCGGTGATGGCCCCCGTGAGGTTAAGATTGACGGTTTGCTCCGCGCTCGCCGTGTTAGCCGTGCTCAAAAGGCCGAGCTTCGCCCCGCTCGTGCCGACAGACGGCCCTGCTTGGAGATACGTTCCGTCGCTATAAAGCAAATTCCCAGCTGAAAATCCAAGGGTCGGGTTCACTCCGGCGGTCAGCGTCGCGCCCGCGACTAAAGGCCCGTAACTGGCGTTCATAGAGTGCAACGTCGCCCGCAGCAGAGCCGCCGTGATATAGCCGGACGAATTATCAGGTAAATTGACGTTGATCTCTCGTGCAATCGTCGCCTGCGAGACAGGCGGAGCCGTTTCTTGAGCGTGCGCAGTCCACAAACCGATAGAAGCGGCGTAACCGAGCCCAAGAAAAATTCGCCGCCACGTGTTCATGCGTCACCGCCTCTGCCCAGTATAAAAGTCGTTCGGTCGCGTCCCGACCGAGACGAGCGCCGATTGACCCGGCCGGCCTTTCGGGTCAATGGCGGAAGGCGGCACCGCCATGCCGCGATAAGCGCCGCTAATCGCCGCATGCTTCATCAGTTCAGCCTGCCGAGTGCGCAGGCCCGCCATTCTTCCCGCCTTCGCAGGCGAGAAATAGGCATCGGCCATCTGCTGCTGACGTCCTGGCAGCTTCGGCGCGACGGTCTCGCCTTCGCGCACGTTATCTTTCAAATCGGTCAGGCCATAGTCTTGCATGACGATCTCAGCGGTCGCGTCGACCGCCTTCACCGTGACGTTCTTGCCGATCTGCGCCGGAGCATGACCTGATTCGAGCATGCGCCGAAGGTTTTCGTTCTCGCGCTCGAGTTGCGCGAGCCGCGACTCTTCGGCGCAGTGTTTGTTGGGGCATTTCGGATCTTTTGCCGGCACGCACTTGTAGACGCGCGAGAACTGCTTGCCGCACTTGCGGCACTCGAAGGTGACGCGCACGCGCGACGGCTGAAGGTAGCCGTCAGGCTCCAGAGTCTCGGTCGCGCCGGCGACCATCGCCACGTCATTCATGCGGCGCTCGGCGGCTGGTAGAGAGGTTCTTCCTCGAACGACCGCCAGCCTTTCGGCTCGAACTCGACATGGCGACCGCCGCTGTTGCGATAGGACCAGACGCCCGTCTCGACGAAACGGCACGCCTTGAAGTCCATCTTCCGGGTCTGCCGCCACACCGCGGCGAACCAGCGCCCGTCGCCGTCCGTCAGCATGACGGGCCGGCCGTCGTAGGGGTAGGTTCCCGGCTCGATCGGCGGCATTGCGCCGCTGCTCGACAACGGAGACCCGACAATCGTCGGTTCGTCGTCGAAAAGACCGCCTGTTTGGACTTTAGGCGCTCGCGCCATGCTCGTCTCCTATCGGCTGAACTTCCGCGGCCACGGGCTCCATACTGAACCTGCACAATACTCTGCCGCCTGAAATCTCTCGGCTGCTGCCGTCTGCTGTGAAAAAAGCGAAGCACGAATGCTCGTCTAACCAGCCATCTGACGCGGCTTCTCGCACTGCCGCTTGAAACGCCTCAAGCGCCGCGGTCAACCGCTCACCGTGTGAATGCGCCATGCTCATCTCCTACAGTCCGTTGTCTTCCCGCCAAGGCGCGACCGGCGGCCCGGCCAGCCCATCTTCCTCGGCTTTCTGCGCCGCGGTCTTGAGAAACCCCCAGACGATCCCGTCGATCGACCTCTGGACCTTGGTCTGTGGGTTTTTCTCCTCGTTCATGACGCGCTCGTAGGTCAGGCCCTGAGCCAGCATATCACTCTGGACCCAATCTTTCCAAGCCTTGTGCGCGAAGGCCGCGGCGAAGACCCGGTCGTCCTTCATGTCCTCGTCCTTGGACTCCGGCGCGCCGATCTCTCCGTCATCAGAAATGACGTTGGCCATCTCCAACAGCAAAGCTTTGGAGCGTATGACGAACATACGGCTAATGTAGTCGCCTTTGAACCCGTGCATGAGCGGAGCTTTGGTCCGCCAAGTCGTCTCAAAATTATAGAGGTAGCCGGCGCCCATGGAGTCCGGCCGGTGATAGAGATACCACCTTGCGCCGGAGGCGGCGTCCTCCCATTTGCGCGCTTCGACGTCCGGCCGATACATCTCGGCGCGCAGGAGTTCGCGCAGATGGTTGAACTCGGTCATGACGAGTTGGCCCGGCCCGCCAAGTTCGACGTTCACGACGCAGTCCTTGTACGCCGACGCCAAGTGGAACAAGACCCATGCCGCGTGCTTGGCCTCCATGTCATGCGTCGCGAACTCGGCGACCTGCACGAGCTTGTCGGCGAAGCACCTGAACACTTGAATGCAGTTCCCCGTGACAAAAACGGTTCCGTTACGCCTCGCGACGAAAGCCCCTGTCGGCACGGTAACGCACCAGACTTTCCCTTCGTAGTGCTCTTTCTTGACGTTGGGCGCTTCGAACGTGTGAGTCGGCCTCGTGGACAGCCGGATAATCCACTGATCCCGGTCGCCTTCCTTAGCCGCCTTCTGAACCGTCTTCGTCGGGCTGTAGCCGAGCTTGAGCGCAAGCTCCTGTACGTCGTCGGCGAAACCCTCGTCGAGTCCTGGCGAGATTCGGGTCCAACCGTAGCGCTCGTCCCACGAGCCATCACCTTCCGCTATGCCGAGAAACAGAGCCTCAAGCTGATCAGGTGATCCGTTCTCCATTATATCTCGTGACAAACGGTTATGCTCGACCGAAACCCACGGCGAGAAAACCGCTTCGGTCTCGTCCACGCCTACGTGTATGGAACGCCACGCGTTTCTCGCGTCGTTTCCTTCGCGGTCCCTCACGGTCGCGTTTGGGCAAAGCCGTAGAAGAACATCTTTCATAGCGTCCGCGATATCTACGCCGCCTTTATTTGTGTGAAGTGCTTGAGCCAGGGTTATGTGCGAACGCGCCTTAGGCCCGCCGTCTACACGCATATGGCCGTCGGTCATCACCCAGCCTATAGCCCGACACAGGTCGAGCGACAAACCCTCTACCCCTTCGCCAACCGGTGCGCCGCCGGCTGGAATTTCACGAACGGATCGGCCCGCTGTGGCGATCTCGCGCGCCGTATAGAACCGCCAATCCTGCTTCCGGCCATCGCGCAGCACTCGATAGTTTCGACTCACGACCCGATGCTCGGCCGTCACAAGGCTGTCCAAACCCTTGCTTGTGAAATGATACATATCTCCGTCGTGATCTTTTACGATTACGTCGCTTATAGCGCCGTAGGAATAAGTCTCGCGCAGTAGATCGAAGCAAACGGCTTCGTCACCTACATCTATTTCGTAGTATCTCTTCCAGCCATTTCTTGTCAATATTTCGGTTATACAGTCCCCGCAGTGTCTGTCCTTATGGTCGTTTCGCCCATAAGCCGGGTCCATGCCGATAACGTAGCGCGCGTCATCCTGCGGCTCTTCCCAGACACGCAGTTCAACCATGTCGACGTCGTCACGCTGCGAATCCAACGGGTGCATGCGGAACGTGAAGAATCCGCCGTCCACTTCATAAGCGTAGCCGTCGAACGCAACGCCCTCGCTGATAATGTCGGCGATGTTCTGGTTGATCATGCGCAGCGGAAAGAAGCTGCAACCAGACTGAACGAACGCCTCTTGAGCCGTCCACGGTTGATTCTGCAGAAGCAGCTCTTGCTCGGCTCCAGCGTCCTGTTCTTTCCACCTGATCCACGCCAATTGCTCCTTTGAAATTTCCCAGCCGTATTGCGCAGCGACCTGCTCTATCTTCTCGCGCTCCGTCCCGTAAGGCGGCGCGGTTCCGTAAATTTTGTAACGCGGGTCGGTCTTCTCGATTCTATTCGTCTCGGACGCCCACCAACCAATAAAGAACCCGATCTCGCTGATCCCGTCGTTCGCCGCTTGCATCCAACGCGATCGCCAGTGGTTGTGGCCCTTGGCCGTGCTCTCCATCATAAGTAATCGAGCCGGAGATACTTGCGCGAAACCTTCTTCTAATGATCGCAGCCCCTCGGGATTACCATAATTACTCACCTCCGTGGCGTGGATCAAAGTGTAGCCTTGACCTTCGCCCCAGCCGATGCCCTTGTCCTTCGTGCCGGCGACGAGAAAGTTGAGCCGCGAACCGTTCGAGAATCGCATGCTCGCGCGATTGTCGGCGATCAG